GTAGTCGCTCTGTCCGAACGGATTGCCCAGTCCGAGGGTAGTGAAGTGGCTAGCAACCTTCTTGAACATGGCTTGATTGAAACCGCGCTTCGTCGATGCATACAAATCCAAGATGGGTTGTTTGATCTCGGTTACGACGACCTGCAGATTTATGCGCGCTACGCTACTACCGCGATGAAACATGCGGAATCCGTTATTGATAAGGAGCTTCCAGGCTTTCGCGGCTAAGGAGGAGGGGCTACTTCATCACAGCGATCTTTTCTAAGAGCATTAGGACTCTCGCTGTGGAGCTGACGCGCTACATTTTTCTCTAATCAAGATTTTGTGGCGCGGGCCTCGATCTGTAACCGGATGCAGCGAGCAGGAAGGCCGGTCACCCGGCCTTGTTTTTACTTTGGATCGAACGCGCCAAGCGACAAGACGGCAGCCTCGCCGATTTTTTCCTGCAGCACGGATTTGAACTCCTGCGCGATATCTTCGCGCTGAACCTCTTCGCCAACCCACCGCAGTTTCAGAACTGGCTGCGCGCCGCTGGTGATGACTGATAGGCGCAGCGTGATGACTTGTTCGGTCAGACCTTCGAAAGGGATGGTGCTGAACTGCAGGGAGACCGGCAGGGTTTCTTTGCTGCGGGCCTCGATTTGATCCATTGCGCTCCGGCTGGCGCTGGTCTCGCCCACGGTGGTTTCCGACTCGCTCGACGCCTTGATGGTGATAGTGCGCACGGCGGCAATGGCTTTGGCCACCGGGATGGAGTTTCCGGCCTCATCAACGGGTGTGAGGTACTGGTGCCAGTCTTCGATCCAGTCGCTCAGGTCTTTCTGGCTGATGCCGCGCCCACCGATTTGCTGTGCGGCGGTGTAGCCGGCGGTTGGCTTCAGCTTGAGGACGGCGCGGTCATCGGCGTGACCGGGCACATCGGCGGTGCCCAGGTTGAACAGCAGCACACAGCTCATCGCGTCCTGATCAATGAAGCCGCGGGCGCCAAGTGCCGCGCGTTCCACCACGTACGCGCTGAAGTCTGCTAGCGAGTGAGTGCTGTAGGTGCCACGGAAGCGGCTGCGCCCGGCCTGGAACTTCTCCAAGTCGATGACTTTCGAGCTTTCCGGCAGCACCACGGTAGGCACCAATGTTTCCAGCTTCTTGCCGTTGGCTTCCAGCGCCGTATCGGTGATGAGCTGGATTGCATCTTTGGTAAGTGACATCGCTTATTTCCTTTGATTTCGGAGGGATGGTGAGCGGGGTAGGTCAGGTGCGCTTAGGAATCGGCGCGTCGTCGCGGCTAAAAAGCTGGTCGTGCTTCTCCGCGAAGAGGGTCACGCGGCCGCCGGTGCCGACGTGCATGGGTGTGTCGAGGCTGGTGTTCTCGCTGCGGGTACCGCGCTTGGTCGGGACCTTGTAGTCGAGCTTGTGCTTGATCTTTACCTGGTGCGATTCGCCGATCTGGCTGAAGTCCAGGGTTATCACCAGCTTTCCGGCCTTGCCGTGGTCAACCACGCCAGCCGCTACTTCGGAGATGGCGTGGCCAATTTGACTGGCGAAGGCGCCACCGTTGAGTTCTTCAAGAAACTCTGCTGTATCTGTTGCTGTGGACATGACTGTTTCTCCGGGATGGCTGAAAGGCGGCTGGGTTGAGATTGCGTTGGCGGATGCGACTAATGGCAAAATTGCGGCTTTAGGGTGAGAATGGATGTATCAAATCCAATGTGCGAAGCTAGTCAAGGAGAAGGTTTTGAGGGAGGCAATTGCGATCGTATTAGTAACTTTTATTTTGGGGGTAAGTCTTTTTAGCATGTACCGCTTTTCCATTGAAAAGGGAGGGCGTAGCAGTGACGAGAATATACCTCCAATAAGTAATGCCTTGATGGTATGGCTGGCACTGGTCATTGCAGGTTTAGTTTTACTATCTTTTGTGGTGCTATACGGCAGGCGCCTGAACCTCGATAATAATATTGGTCAGATTGGTGACTTTGTCGGCGGACTCATAAATCCAGTGCTTAGCTTTCTAGCATTGTTGGTGCTTTTAAGAACCACCCTTATCCAAACTGGCGAGGCCAGAAAAACAACGGATTTTATGAGGCAACAACAAACAATATTAGAGTCTGAGAAGTTCGAGGCTACATTTTTTCAATTGCTAGATAGAGCGGAAAAATATTGTGAAATTTATCTTCGAACAAAGTCGGATGAAAACGGCAAGGCTAAATCGAAAGCTGATAAAGCCTGTGAAGATATTTTAGCACGTCGAGAAGAGTTTGCCGGTAAGAGTGTTAAGGATCAATTGAAGCTAGCAAGGGCTCATGTTAATACAGCATTAGAGCATGATGTCTTTATGAATTTCTTTTTCAGGGCTGCTCGAGTGGTTAACTTTGTCAATAATTCAACTATCCCGGATGACGATAAAGCATCATACTTGGGTGTGTTTAGGGAAACTTTACTGCCGCCCGAGCGTATATTGTTTTCTAACTATATTTTTTTCAACTATAGGCATATGCGTTTGCTTTTGCGTAAGTGGGGGGTTAATCATCTGCGCGAGCACGGATATGTAGCGAAAGTGGTTTATGATTATTATGATTCTGAAAAAGACTGAATATGGTCAAATCCATTTTTTCAATTTTAATCAAGATATATCTGAAGGAGTTGAGTAAAGCCGACCTTCTATCGTTGCCCCACGTATTACATTATGTCGATTTCGTGGAGCACGCTTTTAAAAAGCGGCGCAGACTTTTTCGATCCGGGCGCGTGGGCGTGAGCGATCAAGTGCTAGATGAGCGCTCGGTCTTTCGTCTCGCCTAGTTCGACGGTCAGCGCCGCAGCCGATCAAGCATTCCCTGTCGGAAGTAATGGCGAATGATATCGGACGGAATTTTTGCCTTCGGCGGCGCAGGCGGCATATCCTCGGCCGGGCCATTCAGCACCAGCAGTTGCACCGCCTCGCGGACTTCCTCTATCTCATGCCCGCGCATCAACTCGTCGAGCATCTGCCGTGTTCCGTACGGCGCCGTGTGCCGCAATTCTTGCTCGCCCAACTCCTGCGGCTTCTCGGCAAGCTTGGCTGTGCGCTCCTTCTGTTCGGCAGCGATGGCCTACCTCTTCTATTCCGCTGGCCGGCAGTGCGAGCCAGGTTTGACGTTTGCGTTGCTGGGGGCGAGCTATGCGGCGCATGAATCGACCTTCACCTGGTGCCAGGCGCCGAAAGCTTCGAAGATTCGCGCGGCGTGCGCCTCATCCAGCGATGTCGCTTCGGGAATGGCGATCCAGCCGGAAGCCACCATCTGGCTTTGATTTGCCTCGTCGCGCAGCTTCTTGTAGCAATGCTCGATCACGTCTTCTAGGTGGTCGGAGAGGTAGACGCCATCAGGCGCTACCTCCACCGACTTGTTGTACCGGTCGCCGCGGGCGTCGATGCATAGCGCGCTGAGGTAAATCGTCCAGCGGTGGGGGATACCGCAGACGGCCTGGCCAATCTTCCCCGGCGCGATGTTCTTCATCGACTTGTAATTGATCATGCCCTGGCGGCCACTGGGGTCGATGTTCACCACAGCGACGTGATTGGATGCCAGCAGCGAGCGGCACGACCGGGCGATGCGCGCCTGCAGGTTGTGAGGCTTGCGCTTGCTCATAAGGCCTCCGCTAGTTTGCGCAGCGCTTCACGCTCGGCCCGGGTGATGGGCGGCTTGCGGCGCTTGAGGATGGTTTCGGGATCGATCTTGGTGGAGCGGGGCGGTGGCAGCGGTTTGCGTGGCGGGCTTGGCAACTGCGCGACTGTACCGCCAGCGGCCAAGAACTCCGCCGTGCGCTCCGATATCGAGTAAGCGTCCTGGCGGTGCTGCTCGACCAGGCTGAGGTGGTTGCTGATCATGCTGCTTTACTCCGCAGCTTCTCCTCATATCCGTCCACCAGCAGCTTGAACTCCCAAAGCTCCTCTTCAAGCTTGTCGATGTAGTTGTCGTCGCGCTTGAATTCCTGCCACCACAACTGGCGTCCGACCGATTCAAGGGCTGGGCAGTACATCCCGATGTGCCACCACTTGCGGCCGGTGATCCACATGCACCCCTGGACTTGGTCCATGATCTCGCTGGCGTCATTGTCGATGTGGAACGACCGAAGTTTTTCAGGGGCGAGGAAGCACTTGTACTCCGAGCCGCCATCTTCGCCGATGAACCCATCTGCACTGGCGCCAAATGCGCCGTCGTCGGTTTTGACCAGTCCGACCTGGGTGACAATCAAACCAGTTTGAGCTTCATGCTCCATACGGGCCTGTGGTTCCAGCTCATGCCCCCGGCGCATTTGCCAGGTTTCAAAGCCACCATCCAACGGCTTGCCGCTGATTCGCTCTACAGCCAGCCGGAAGGCGTAATCCTGAGCCTTGGCGGTTGGCTCGCCCTTATTCGGGCCAGACTTTAGCTTGGCTCGTGCATCGCCAAACATGCTGGCGGTGATAACGCCTGCTCGCTCCTGATGCCACTCTTCGGAGCCTTGCGCGCAATTCACGATGATCATTCTGGGATCTCCTCAAATTCAACTTCTTCGTCGGCTGGTGGTTCGGGCTGCTGGTCTGCGACAGCCTCGCTTTCCGGCTTGGCTTCTTCGGCGCCCTTGAGCTTCACTCCGCATGCCACCACCGCCGCCTTGAACAGGTCGTAGGCTGTTGTGTCCTTGGCATCATTTATGACCGCTACGCCAGCCTTCCAAACATCTGTAAGTGCATCGGGCGCGATTGCTGCTTCAGCCTGAGCAATCCAGTGAGCGGACAGCGCGGGGTCATGAGGGACTGGAGCGGACTTTTGGCTTTGCGCCTGCGCTTGCTCCTGTGGCCGCAGCTCCTCGGGAAGGTCTTCGATGTCCTGCGTGAAGATGTCCGATGCCGCAGTGACGTTGAGCGTCATAGCGATCATGGCCCGCTTGCAGGCCATCTTGAGGATGGTGTTGGCCAGGTCTGCTGGTTCGGTGCGGATCTGGTCGGCCGTATTGCCGTTTTTGTAATACTTCTTCCGGCGCAGGTTCTCTGGGGTGGCGTCCAATTCCGCTTTGCATATGACGCTGCGCCACTTGTACTTCTCTTCGCTGGACGAGCATTCGCCGACGCCTTCGCCGAGAGCAACACCGGTCATCTGGTGACGACCAACACAAGTGACCCGGTAGCGTGCTACGCCTGGGCCGGATAGATCTTCAATTCGGTATTCCTGCGCAACCCGGAAGGTCACACAGAGCACTTCTGCACCCGGCTTGTACAGGGTTGGTTTCTGGGTTCCAGGGATGGTGCCGTAGTGCGTTTCACGCTTCATGATGCCCTGCATCACTTCCTGCACCAGGTTAACGCGCTGGCGAATCTCTACGGCCGAGAAGCGGTGAACCTCGGCGGCAGTAAGGCCGGCGCTTTCGCGTGCCGGCATTTGAATGATCTCGTTCATGACGACCTCAGTAAGTGATGGCGATGGCTGGAATTTTGCGCTGAGCAATCAAGGTGACTGCCTGTTTCGCGCATTCCACGGGCATACCGCCGGCGATAAATGCGTCCAGCGCGGCCCGGTTGATCTTTGCTTTGTGCGCCTTGTCCGCTTCCCGCGCGGCGGCTTGGCGGTTGATCTCGTCGGCAGCGGCATTTGCCCGTGCGATCTCTGCCAGCCTGGCCCTCTCTGCGGCTTCAGCTTGGCGACGTTCCGAGTCAATACGTTCTTGTTCGGCAAGCCGGACAGCGGCGGCTCGGTCGGCCTCTGCTTGCTCCAGCGCCTGCTGGTGCCTGTGTTCGTCGTCGATCTTTTGTTGAGCTGCCCTCTGTTCGGCCTCAATCTTTTCCCGGGCAGCCTGGGCGGCGGCACGCTCCGATTGCTCGGCGGCAAGTTTCAACTCCAGCTCCCGGCGATCAGCGGCAGCTTTTGCTTCGGCTTCGCGTTTGGCTGCAGCATCACGTTCGGCCTGTGCGCGCTGCTCGGCTTCGCGGCGGGCGCGCTCCTCAGCTTCCCGGGTGATTTGGGCGTCACGCTCGCGCTGGGCCTGCGCTTCTGTTTCGGCGCGCAGCCTGACCAGTTCCGCCTGTTCGGTTTCATATTTCTGGCGGGCGGCGAGGGTGGCGCGCAGCTTGTCCAGAACCTGATCCTTGGTGCGGCCAGCTTCAGCCTCGAACTCTTCCCAGTGCTCGCCCATCTTCACCGCCTCAACCGAGGCGATAGACTCAAGCAGTACCGCGGCGGTGACATCCGACAGATCCAGAGCAAAATCCGCAATTGCCTGTACGGCATCGACGTGCCGATCCTTGCGAGCCTGCTCGGCGGCTTCCCAGTCAGTCAGCGGCTTGCGAACTTCCTCTTGCCACGCGCTCAGCAGCTCACGAACGCGCTTGCGTTCGGCGTCGATCTTCTTCGGTACATCCTTCAGCTCTGCAACAAGCTCTTTGCCCAGGCTGTCGAGTTTCGTTTTTGATCCCGCCAGGCTGTAAGCAATCGAGCGATACGCGTCTTGGCCCTTTTTGGTTTTAACGTCAGGTGCCGAGGCGTTGAACTTGTCGATTTCTTCCCGGACGCTTTGTAGGTACGGGTCGAGGCCGTTGGGGGCGCTGAATACTGCCAGGGCTACTTCTTTAGCTGGCAGGATCGCCAGTTGCTGTTCTGCGGACATGGGGAATCCTTGCCGCGATGCTCGCAGCGATTAAAGGTGTGGTTACCTAGTGCAAACGCTTCGGGTAAGTCCCGCCCGACTAGAACGCAAACACATTGCCTGTCTGCGCTGGCCCATTGATCTGATCCCCGATGACGCCAAGCGCTGCCAGTTGACCAGGTACCGCCGCTGACTGGGACACCACCTGGAATGAGCGAGCACCATGAGCACAGTAAGCACCGAGTATTACCAGATCAAAGGGATGGTCAGCGACATGCCAGCCGATGAGCGTGCCGAGGTTGCAAGCGTTGAGGCGCTGGTGGTGGAACTGTCCAAGTCGTCCCAGGCTGCCGCGCTCGGTGTGGTCCTGGGTTCTATCAAACTTTCGCTGGAGGCATGAGCATGGGATCTTGGAATGGGCGCCCGCGCTTCAAGCCCAACGCTGAGCAGGTGAAGGCCATGCGGCTGGTTGAGAGCATGGTCAACGACGGTCACCTGGTGCTTGAGCCCGATCGTTACGTGCCGGATGGTGGTCTGCGATTCCAGCGGCCCATCCGAAACCCAGAGCAGCCAGCACCACCACCCATGCGCCCACCGCTGCCCGGATCGCTCATCCCAACCGCTGGCTCGATGCTTGTGGTGCTGGTGTTCGTTGTTGGTGTAGCGGTAGGCGCCAAGATGGTAGGAGCTTGTTGATGTCCCGACTTACGACGCTCAAGCCTCGAATGAAGCTGGCTGAGGGCCGGCAGTATGCAGCGCCGGTTGCTCTTGAGGCAGGAGGCGGCTGGGGTTCTGGCCGCGGCGGGCGCCCGTGGCGGCGCAAGCGAGAGTCGATCCTCTTGCGTGACAAGTACACGTGT